CGCTGGATCTTGCCGCTTACAAGGAAGCGATCACGGAGGCTATGTTCCGGGGCACCAAGCGCAATATCCAGAGCGAAGAGGAAAACGCAAAAAACGTGGCAGTCGGGTAACGGACGAGGAGGTCTTTACCCGACTGTACTATTATGCCACGGTGCCGATGGGCATGCGCGCGGAAGATTTCTGGCTCATGCCTATCGGGCTGTTCTTCGATCTCTGGTGCTGCCACAAGCAGTTTCTGGGCCTTGAAAAGCCCAAGAAGTACTGGACGATAGATGATCTTATTCCTCCGGGAATCTGATGGGAGGTGACGGCATGGGACAGGACAATTTCGGCCTGAAAATTGGGGTCGAGGGCGAACGCGAGTTTAAACAAGCGCTTGCCGACATCAATCAGAGCTTCAAGGTGCTGGGCAGCGAAATGGCGTTGGCAACCAGCCTGTTTGAGAAAAACGACAAGTCCGTTCAAGCTGTCACCTCCCGTAACGCCGTCCTCAACAAGGAAATCGAAGCCCAAAAAGAAAAGATCGCTACCCTCAAAGCCGCGCTGGATAACGCGGCTTCTTCTTTTGGCGAAAATGACCGTCGTACGCAGAATTGGCAGATTCATCTTAATAGAGCGCAGGCCGAACTCAACGGTATGGAGCGCGAGCTGGAGGAATCCGCCGAGGACGCGGACGATCTGGGCGAGCAGATCACGGATTCAGGCGCAAACGCTGAAGAAGCGGGCGGCAAGTTCGAAAAGCTCGGCAGCATCTTAAGCGGCATCGGCAAGGCAATGGGGACGGTGGCCGCCGCTGCCGGAGCCGCCGCCATCAAGCTCGGCAAGGAAGTCGTGCAGCAGTTTGGCGAGCTGGAACAGAATCTTGGCGGCTCGGAGGCGGTGTTTGGGAAATATGCCGAATCCATCCAGCGCACGGGCGAGGAAGCGTACAAGAATCTCGGCGTTTCCCAGAGCCAGTACCTCGCCACCGCCAACAAGATGGGCGCGCTGTTTCAGGGTTCGGGGGTCGAGCAGCAGAAAAGCCTCGAACTAACCGAAAAGGCCATGCAGCGTGCCGCCGACATGGCGTCTGTCATGGGCATCGATATGCAGATGGCGCTGGACTCCGTCGCGGGCGCCGCCAAGGGCAACTTCACCATGATGGACAATCTCGGCGTGTCCATGAACGCCACGACCCTTGAAGCGTACGCTCTCGCCAAGGGACTCGATTTCACCTGGGCGTCGGCCAGCAACTCGCAAAAGGCTGAACTGGCCATGCAGATGTTCTTTGAAAATACGGAGCAGTACGCAGGCAACTTCGCGCGGGAATCCACTCAAACCATTTCCGGATCGCTGGGACTCATGAAAGCCGCGCTGGGTTCCTTTACGGCAGGTCTGGGCAACGCGAACGCCGACATGACCAACCTAACCCAGAATTTGGTGAACGCGTTTCAAGCGGTCGTGAAAAACATCGTGCCGGTGTTGGAGAACGTGGTCAGCGCACTGCCGGTGGCGACAGGAGCGATTCTTACGGCGATCGGGGACTTGCTGCCTATGCTGCTGGAAACTGTCACATCCCTGTTCACGCAAGTGTTGGGAACTCTTATGAGCTTATTGCCGGAACTGATCCCGGCGGCGGTGAGCGCGGTTATGACGATTACAGGCGCGCTGATCGAGAATCTGCCGCTACTGGTTGCGGTAGCGGTGCAACTAGTGACCGCGTTGGTGGAGGGCATCGGGCTGGCGCTGCCTACGCTCATTCCTGCCGCCGTGACCGCCATCATGACCATTGTGCAGGGCTTGCTGGAGCAGTTGCCATTATTACTGGACGCGGCGCTGCAGCTGATTCTGGGGCTTGCGCATGGGTTGCTCAATGCCATTCCGCAGTTGATCGACGCGCTGCCCGCCATCATCGATGCGCTCGTGAATTTCCTGATCCAGTCCATCCCACAGATCATCCAGGCGGGGATCAAGCTCCTGACCGCGCTGGTAACGGCGCTGCCGACGATCATCGCGGCCATTGTGAAGGCGATTCCGCAAATCATCAACAACATTATCAATGCGGTGATCACCGCCATCCCGCTCATTATCGACGCGGGCGTCAAGCTGCTGGTCGCACTGATTCAAGCGCTTCCGCAGATCATTACGACAGTTATCACGGCGGTGCCGCAGATCGTGGGTGCGCTGACTGGAGCGTTCGTGGGGAATATCGACAAGATCATCCTCGCGGGCGTGCAACTGTTTGTCGCTCTGATCAAGAACCTGCCGATTATCATCATCGAGATCGTGAAGGCCGTGCCCCAAATCATTTCTGCGCTGGTCAATGGCTTTACATCTTCCATCAGCCAGATCGCGAGCGTGGGCGGTAACCTCATCAAAGGGCTGTGGCAGGGTATCTCGGACGCGGGCGCGTGGCTCCGTGACAAGATTTCCGGCTTCTTTGGCGGTGTGGTTGACAGCATCAAGAACTTCTTTGGTATCCACTCGCCTTCGACGCTGTTCGCCGGGTTAGGCCGCAATATGGGCGAAGGCATCGGAGTCGGCTTCGAAGAGGCCATGGCTGGTGTAGCCAGAGACATGCAAAATGCCATCCCAACCAGCTTTGACATGAATGCAAGGGTGAACGGGTATGGGTCTGGGGCGGTACCTGCGAGCGCAAGCATCACGCAGAATATCTCGGTCGTATCGCCCAAGGCGCTCTCCGAAAAAGAGATTGTGCGCGAGTTCAAGAACCTCTCTCGCAAACTGGCGCTTGAGTATTAGGAGGTGTGCCGTTGGATCTGACCTATACGAACACAAACGGGGAAAGCGTCACCCTCCGACAGACTCGTCCATTCTTCCTTACACGGGTGGATGGCGCCGGAAAAGTGCGCCAGACCGTGAATACTTTCAAAGCGCCGGATCAGGACGGCGCCTTTTTCATATCCTCCGCCATGGACATGCGCAATATCACGCTGGAAGGTTCGGTTGTTACCCCAACTATCGCAGAAACGTATGACCAACGGCGGCGCTTCCTGCGGGTGTTTACGCCCAAGCTACAAGGGACGCTCGTCTACCGGGGCCGACAGATACAATGCGTCGTTGAGGAGGCGGGCTTCACCGCTTCATCCCGTGAGCGTGCGCCGAATTTCTTCATCAGCCTCCTGTGCCCATCGCCTTTCTTTGAAGCGCTGGACGAGATACGGGAAGAATTGGCTATGTGGTCACCGCTCCTGCTCTTTCCGCTGGAGATACCGGATATCGGGCTGGAATTCGGTATCCGGCAGCCCAGCCAGATCATCACGGTGGATAATATCGGCGACGTTGCCTGCGGCTGTCATATCGTCTTTCGGGCGCTTGGGAGCGTGACCAATCCGGAACTCATGAGCCTTGACACCGGCGACGTGCTTCGCCTGAACACCGTCATGGAGTCTGGCGAGGAACTCCATGTGTACACGCACTTTGCCGGGAAAAAGGTAACGCGGGTATTTGGGTCTGAGGAAAGCAACGCCTTTTCACTACTGGACACCAGTTCTGTGTTTCTCCAGCTGGAACCGCGACGCAATCTGCTTCGCTATAACGCCGCTGAAAACATGGATCTGCTTGAAGTGACCATTCTGTATCGGCCTAAGTTTCTGGGGGTGTAGCGTGGAACTGTATGTGTATGGGAACACACGGCAACTGGTTGGTGTTGTAGAATCCTTTGAATACCTGCGCTGGACACGCCGATACTCCCTGTGCGGAGCCTTTGAACTGAAGGCGATCGCTACCTCGGACAATATTACACTTTTGGTTTTGGGTAATCTGCTCTGGAATAGCGACGATGAGGAAGTCGGGATCATTGAACATCTGGAAATGAACCAAGCGGACAAGGAAACGATCACAGTCAGCGGGCGGTTTGCGACCAGTTTTTTGGCACGGCGCATCATCTGGGGCACGGAAACGCTCAGCGGGGACTTATCAGCATGCGCTTTGCAGCTTATCAACAATCACCTGATCTCGCCTAGCGATACCAATCGGCAGATTGCCGGGATTGCGTTCACATCACCCGTCCTTGGCGTAACGGTTAATACGCAAGTATCTTACAAAAACCTCATGGCTACCGTTACTGCGTGGTGTGAAGCATCCGATCAGGGAATCAAGACGGTGTTTGACCCCACGACAGGAAACCTGACGATCATGCTCTACGATGGCGCGGTTTCACAGGCTGTGTTTTCCCGCGA